GCTGTTACTAATGCCGCTGTGGGAGAAGTAGAACCGTTTGATTCTGAGACTGCGTCTGCTTCTTCTGGATGCAACCATTTCTCAACTGCATCTTTGAGTTCTTCATAAGACTTCAGGGGGAAGATTTGAAGAATATCTGTTTGATCCCTTACCTTATCCAATAAGTCTTTCCGGGTTGGATCTACTACTGGAGTTTTTGTGGGATATGGAGTAATTTTCGTTTCTGGAAACGAATCTCCTTTTGCATTCTTTTTCTTCCCGATCTTATGGAATTCAACTTCCAGGTCATTTCCTTCTGTTAATGAAGTAATATCTCCCCACATTGCTGGCTTAGTAGTCAATGTCAATAGTTGAGTATAAACTTGAATTCCAAATCCCCAGAATCGAACTCCAAGTTCTTCCTCACCACGAACAATGACCGGTGCATAGGTTCTTACTGTAGGAGTAAGCTTTGCTGCAATTTCCTTTTCTTCATTACTACCACTAGAACGAAGAGCCTCAACAACTTCCATGATAGGATCTGGCTTGCCGAAGGTACAAGGAGCCAAATAATGATTTCCACCAAGATTATAATAGAATTTCAATTCGATGAATGGAGAATCTGAATTGAACTTATAAGGAACAATCCTTACCACTTGAATACCTTCTTTAGGTTTCCAGAGAAGTTTTGCGAATCCTGAAGCTTTTTGACCATCTTCAATTTCTTTGAGGCGAGCTGCGAGTTTTTGTACATTTATTGCCATAATTTTTAATTAATTTAATTGTTAACTAGAGATAAGAAAGTTAATCATCAATCTCAGACCAAATCTTAATTTCCTTATTCTAATAAATAGCATCTTACCAGAGAAAAAACACATTGTAAACTTATTTTAATTAAAAAAAGAATTATAATAACTCAATCAATAACTTCATGAATTTTGAGAGGGATAATACGAACTGAAACATCACCTGAAATCACAAGAGAGTTGGTGTAAAGGTTCCAATCCAAAACAAACGATTTATCCAAACTACCATGTTCTTCTTTGATCAGAGTGTTTAGAGCATTTAAACTATACAGAGTATTAGTTTGTTTTTTACGATGAATCAAAATAGTATTTGGAAATCTTGGAGATTCTTTTTGCATGTTTAAAACATTATAAGTAAGATAAATTTCTTTTGGATTATTAACATTAGAAAAAACAAATATGCGATTGTTGTACATTTCATAAAACTTCTTGATTTCAGTTGCGGCTGTCCTAAAATCATTGCTGTTAGAGAATGTACATAACAACTGAAGGTTATCTGAATCTTGCATAAGTCTTAAACAAAGAATTAAAGATCTACATACCGAGTTAAAAACTTTTCCGCTTCCCTAAATCCCCATTCATTACATTTTTTATACATTTCATTTAATTGATGTTTAAGTAGGTTCTCATTTAATCCATGAGTATTAATCAATCCAGAAGGAGGATTAATATTTGATAGCGTGGTGTCGTCTGTATTCATAATTTGTTTCACTACTTCTTTTTCTGCGCCCACTCTTTCTGGAGTTCTTGGTATTGCTTCTGGAGTAGGAGAGGATGGAGCAGGAATAGAAGCCGGGAGTTCTTCTCCACGAGGAGGCTCAACTTCTAATTCTTTATCCCCCTGTGATACTTTCTTTCCTTCTGGACCACCAAAAATATTTGGTTCGCCTCTTCCTCCCGATTTTGAAGAATCTCCGTCATCTTCTGGTTCTTTATCTTCAGGAGGTTCTCGTTTAATAGGTTCTTTAGAAGGTTCATCTTCTTTTGGTTTTGGATTTGGATTGTTTTTTATATATTTACCTGGATTTTCTTTAAAAGCTTTAGCCATGTGTTTTGGTGACGGCCAAGTTACTAAAATACCATCTTCTCTTCTGTATGCTTGTCTCTCAGGAAATTTCCCCTCCACCATGCGATTTGTTACATGAATAGCTGCCTCCTGAGCAATACCCTTTTTAACAAAATAATCACGGAGAGCATTCATGTGATTTTCATTTTCCATTTTGAAAATACCATCCTCGACTCGTTCATCCAGACAAACTTCTGCAAAAACATTATCTATAATTTGTGACATATCTTAAAATATAAATATCAAAAAGATATTCGAAAAGGTCATTTTAGATGCTTACCAGATGTACATCGTGGTAGGAATTGCCAAAATAGGTCTTCATAGGAAACATACCGTTACAACTCATTACTTGACGTATATGATTAAGAGTTTGTAACCCATCATTCTTATGAAAGTCATAAAGTGCCGCATCATACGTATAAAGCACCAACTTTGTCTTCTTATCTTTCAAATAATCCATTACAAATTGCAACTGAGGAATAGCAATCTCACCCTCTACGGCTTGAAGAATATAATTAAATACTTTACTGGGGTTTGGATCTTGAATATGTTTGCTTGTAATTTTTCGTTTGAAAATAGGGGTTTCAACATATCCATTCTTCTGAAAAAACTCCCACTGTTCGTCTATGAAAATTTTGAGATTAGACAAATACTTTATATGAGAATATTTATCTTCTACACCACCATAGAACTGTCTAAAAGTTAATTGTTTGGCATTTTTTATATCTGTTTCATCTACTTCTTTCTTTTGAAAATAAAGTTTGGCAAGATATTCGTAAATATCAGTTTCTATTGGAAGAGGATATTTGGTAAGGTTACAAATAATACGAGGATGAAAAGTAGAATAATCAACAATAACCATTCTTCCATCTTTTCCATAACGAGAAACAAAACAAGATCTAGAACCATCTGTATGATTTAAAGCAGCATAATTTATCCCACCATACCTATTGCTGGGTCGTCCAGTAGATGTATATACATTATATTGACTAAATACCAATCCTTTCTTATTAGGAGAAGACTTAAAATGTTTAGCAAAAAGAGAAGCATCAACATATATTCCGCTTTTTTCAATTTTTCCAAGAGTCCTAATAATTGTGTCATTAAACCTCGTATATGGATCATCAATTGTAAATTTACTAATCATTTTTTCAATATTCACGCACATATCGTCAAATGCTTCTTTATGTTTTAATAAAGGTATTGATTTATTTATTTGTCCCATTCCGCTGGAATTTCTACGTACAAGATTATGTGCTGAAGTTTCAAAATCTGAAAAATCTAAAATTTCATTATTTTCCAAAAACCCACAAAGATTAGCATCGTTTACATAAGGTAATTCTATCAATTGATGAAATGCCTTTTTATCTAACACCCATATTCGATTCTTTGCCTTTAATAAGAATTCTTGAACAAACCACGCATCTGTCACCTTAGAAATAGAATCTGGATGATTAAAAGAATAATAGTAAGTCTTTCCAGTTAAAACATTTCGGATAAATAAAATACCGGGGGTATTATCGGCAGGATGAATTCCATCCTCAATTGGTACAACATGTACAATCCAATCTCCTTCAATATTTTCGGAATGGAAACGATTACAATCCTGAGTTGTCTCTATCATTAACCAGTAATGGTAGCAGATCTTATATCGGAAGTCAATTTGTTTTAGAGGACACTGGAATATTGAGACGTACTTTGATGTGTTCTCTAAGAGGAATAATGCCTGCGGTAATGACTGTAGTCCACTTGCCAGCTTCAATTGTTTCCTGTACATCTACAATTCGAAATACAATATTTTCATGAGAATATGGTTCGGGTAAATTGCGAACAAGAAACATCATAAAAGTTCTTAATCCCCCAATTCCTTGAATGGTAAAACTTGCTTGAATACCGGGCATTATACCAGTATATTTAGGATTAAGTTCTTCGTCTCCATCATCAAGTAGAAGTTTTAAAAGCTGACTTGAACTTGAATATGGAATTGCTAACCGACGAATAAGAGTCTGGCCACCTGCTCTTTTATTTGTCATTTGATAAGAACCAGGTGGCGGTGGTGTTATCTTTTGTAATGGATTCATAGCTGCCGCAAATTCTGTATCTATAGGTATATTTGCAGGAGTATCTTTCTTATTATCATCCATAATTAATCGATCTTTAAATTTATAATCTAACAACTCATTATCACCATTAACTACCGTTACGTTTCTATCTGGTTGATTTGTCTGAGCATAAATTGTACGAATCGCCTGTGCATTACTAAGTGTTGGTTTAAAATTAAGTCCAAGCAATAAACTATCGGAATCAAAATAATCAAATGTATATGGAACTCCTGTGTTAGCCGTATTTATAAATCGATCATCTATAATTTTCATAGTTGCTGGTCCAACTGTTTTTACAGCCGCCGAACCATCCTTTTTAAAACTTCCTCTTCCTGATCCCGAAACCAACCTAAAATCCCAGAATCCTCCTGCCGCCTCACTTATACTTGACAGAAGTCTCTCAATAAAATTAACATATGTTTTTATACCAGTATCATTTACCAATTTTTTTAAAAGTTTAGTGTTGATGTAAATATCTTTTAGATATCCCGAATATTTAGCGGGATATAATTTGGAAGCCATTTCTGGATTTTTATCAGTAAAAAATGGAAATGCATATGCATGATCTTCATTATTAGTTGTATTCTTATAACGTATATCATTAATTAGTTCATCTAAATTATCTCTATATGCTCCTCCACTTTGACCACAAACCTTGAATAACCTATAATCAGCGAGAGATTTATTTTTTTTAGCAGTTTCATAATCTTTTATTTCAATCATTACGTCACAATTTTTCATTACTTCTAAATCTTTTTTTTGTAGTAATGCTTCAATACGAATCTTTTCTGCTGCTTCTCTTTTTTCTATAGCTTCTTTTGCAAAAGAATCTTTTATTTTTTGTCTTTCTTCTTGTGTCTTTGCTTTAGAAAGTAAATCCTGTTCCTTATTCCGTATCACTCCGGGAGAAGTATGCGTAATACTTTTTCCCGGTATAGAAGTACCAAATAATTTTGAAAATGCATCCTCAATATCTACCGTAATTGGTCCTACATCTTCTAACGGACTTCCAAAAATACCTTGACTAATTAGCCTTCCTCCTGGAAACGATAAATCTTTAGGATCAAGAGCATATTTCCCCTGAAAATATTTTGGTGCGCTGGCATTAGGAATTAATATTGAATATCCATCTCCGGAAATCAAATTGGGATGTGCCGAAATTACAACATCATCAATATCCACTCGAAAAATTTCATCTTGTTTAAATGATTTCATGGCTTGAACATGGTAATTAATAATTTCTATAACTAATCCCATATTTAGCCATAGATCATCATGCACCGCTTGATAATCAAAATCATAAGTAGTATCGGCACCAACATTAATATTTGAAGTAATATTATCAGTTGTACTACTAGTGGTGGTAGTGGTGGGGGTGGCATTAGGAAAGCTTCCTTTCGACCCGTGGGACAAAGAATCTCTATCTATGTTAGGAAAGCTTCCTTTCGATCCGTGAGACAAAGAATCTCTATCTATGTTGGGAAAGCTTCCTTTTGATCCACGAGATAAAGAATTCTCATTTGAATTAGGAAAGCTTCCCTTTGATCCACGGGATAAAGAATTTTTGTTTGTACCAATGGATTTCTCATCCGATCTTCCAAAAAATACACCATAAATATATTTTCTCCATCGGTCTTTGTCTTCTTTGGGGCTATGATGATTATATACATAAGTTACAATATCTTTTAGTCCCGGAATTGACACTGGCGTTTGAGAAAAATTACGTACCTCTTTAAATGCCGATATATTTTTGTTAATAAAATCTACTAAACTACCAAACGGTCTAATCTCATTTTCCGCTCCTTTTTTTACATTGGAATAAACAGAATTAGAATCTACGGCAAGTCCAGCATAAATACGATCCTGAGAAGTTATTTCGGTTTTACATTTAAATTTATTACCTTCAACCGACCATTCAAAATGTGTAATTCTTCCGAAAAGAACATCATAATTTCCTTTGGAGCTTAAAATATGATCTGTGTATAGAGGATAGGGGTTATTATTAAACTCCTTCAGTGTCTTTTCATCTGTCAAATCAAGTAAGGATTTAGGATCAAAATGATTCCATCCCCACTCAAGAATACAAGAAAGACCAGGAACCAAAAAATAAGGAGTCATGTATTCTAGTTGTGTCTTTGAAAAACAAACCCACTCAACCGTGGCCCGACGATATAATTCTTTTTGAATAGTTATACTTATTCTTTCAATTTCGGGAGACGGAAAATGAATCGGATAATGACTAGTACGAAAATCATTCTCAATAGTATGAGTTTGAATACCATCTGGTAGATATCCGATTATACTTTCAGGAGTTCCATTAGTATTCTTAGCAAACCCATATCCATCATAAAAATTTTTTCCACCAAAAAATACAAATCCAGGCTTAATTTTTTCAGACGGAAGAGGATTTCCCTTGAGATCTTTTTCTCTTCCATATCCGTTGGAACAAAATCTTACCCACGGAGTCATTGGCCCACGATATTTTATCCAATCCCCGCTAGATCTTCCGGCTTCATCGGCTTTATCCCAGTCTCCTTTACTAGAATTGACGTACACAAAACTGCGATTAACCTTTCGACGGTTAAGTTCATCCTGGATCTCACTAGGAATATTTGATGGCTGCCACGGAATTATTGGGGCTGGCATTTTATTTCTTTCTTATTTTATGAATTTACTCTATTGAATTCGTTTAGATATCCACTAACATTTATAGGAATTCTTAATGTAAGTCCTGCTGTAACCGCAAATTTACCACGCCCAAGTCCAGGATTTGCCAAAGCTATAATGAACCATAATGTGGGATCTCCATAATATCTATATGCGAGGGTATCAAGATAATCTCCTTCATTTGATATCACTTGAATATCAGACGTTGATAATGGAACCGGAGGATAAATAGTTGATCTATACACACGTTTACCATCATATCTAGTTTTAACTGATATATTGTTATATCTCTTCATATTTATTCATATTTTGCTTGTGTCTCTTCATAACTCAAGATTTTCTCACTATCCTTAGTTACAACAAGAGATTCATGAAACTTATTTGGACGCTTTCCATCTGGAGTTGTATTGGTATTCCAATATTTAAGATCATCTCTTCTTGGCGCATGTCCAAAGTTAGCTCCACCCACAATCGCACGTTCTTTTTCAAGTAATACCAGAGTAAGCGCCACATCTACTGTACGAGGTAACTGAGCATAAATAATCCCAGGTGCTTTAATATAATTTACTAAATGTGACCATCCTTCAGAAGAATTTGTATTTAATTCGTTTTGTGTTTCCCACGACGCATCATCAGGAACAGTTATTCCAACACTTTGAATTAATATTGGTTGATCCTTGTACAAATCCCCTATAGTCATCATTACCATTGGTGGAATCATAAAACGATTCATTACACCATTATAATCACTAGTAGTATAATTAGCTGGTTTTATAAGGGTTGTCAAGTAATTTATTCTCTGCCACGTTGGAGCAAGTTCAATAATACTACCAATAACAATACTAAAATTCAGAGAAAGATTACGAGTAAACCCTGCATATGAATATACTTTATCTCCACGGCCAATTAGTGGTATATCTTCCCATGATGCAGCTCCCGTTTCAGACAATCCTTTAATGGTAGCTCTAAATGGAATGTATTTTTCGTTTATAATATCATAAAAAAAGAAAGCAACCTGATCGTCATAATAAGCTTGCCACGTAGATTTTCCACGAATTCCTGAAGATGTTCTATTTCCATTTTCATTAAAAGAAAGAGCCTCAACTTCAAGAATTCCATGAAGATCCTTTGATCCTTTTGCATCCAATACCGTTAACCTGTTTATACTATCAAACTGTCCATTAGTTGGAAGCCCCTTTGATAATCTTGGAGAAGATGCTACATTATAATCAATCATTTGCGTGTTAGCATCCCTATATTTTTGTAATAATCCAAGAGAAGTGGCACTTCTTCCTTTATCCTTTTTTATAGCTGATATTCTATCATATCCATTTACAGAATTCTTTCCGCTTCCAACTGCAAATGAATCGTCGGGCAAATTAACCTTATAAATGAGATTCGGCTGTCCTCCCGAATTTTGAATATTATCCAGAGATTTTTTTAGACTAATATTTATGGATTCTATATCTTCTTTCTTAGTTCTTTTAGTTGGAAATTTATTTTCTTCATCCGCATATTCCGCATAATCCAACATAACCGTAGAAGCTCTAAACTCTTTATCCACAGATGTTCCAACAGAATCTCCATATCTTATTCCTGGTTTTAATTGATTAGAACTCTCCTTAATATCAATTCCAACCATTCCAACTCCTTCAATAGATCCTTTCGAGGCATCGGCAACATGAGACGTTTTACCATCGGGATTATTGGAAATACGAGATGCAAAAGTATTTTGTCCACCCGGTCGTATTACATTTCCACTATTTCCTCCTCCAGCTAACCATATTTGTGTAAATCCAAATATTTTACTATTTCCTTTATATCCAAATCTATCTCCTCCTGCGCCAACCATTAATCCATATGTGCCTTCATCACTTCGTTGTCGTATTCCAGATTGAGAGGCCGGTATAAAATTGGCAAATAAAGATGTTACCAAATTTTTTACAATTGATCCAAACGAGAAATTTTGTCTTCCTACTGGAACCCAGGCAGCTTCCAAATGTGCTTTTGCTCTATTAGCAGTTCCAGCCCTAATTAGTCCTTTTCCTCCAGTATTTTCCAAAGGGCCGCCAGTCAATGCGTCTGGAGCCGTACCATATGGTTTATATATTTTAGGAGGGCCAAAAATGGCATCAGGAATAGCATTTCCAATAAGAGTTCTGGCAATACCTCCAAGTCCAGCAAATAATCCTCCTCCAAAAGCAGAAGTATCGAAATTACGTTGAGGACGTATTGATCCTAATGCCAACCCCATTCCGGCTGCCACAATAGGAGAAGTGGGGTTATATATACGTGTTTCATTGAAAGGATTGCCTGTCTGAAGAAGAAACTGCTTTCCAAGAAATATTATACCTCTTCCAGACCCAAGGAACTTTGCTACACGAATTACATCAATAGGAGCGGCACCAATCGGAAATATTCTGGAATCATACTTTCTAAGAGCGTTTAACCCCTTTTTATTCTCATCAGCATAAACATAATAAAAAGGTTCTTTGTCTCCAAATACCTTATTGATTAAAGTCATGTCATAATCAGTATAAGGAGAAAGACGATGATATAAAGAATGATAATTATTCTCCCAAATGGATTGGAGTTTTCCCGATTCTGGTTGATTAGGATAATTCTCTGGTCTTTTAATCAAAGCCCACGTTGGTTCTAATGTTTGTTGACTTCCCATATTTTATACTTTGTTTACTCCATATCCTCCATGAAAGTCTGTTTGTCTTGCTAATGTAGCACTTAATAATTGACCATCCATATTAATTCCTATTTTACCAGCATTCAAATCTGCTCTCAATGCACAGATTTCACTTAATAATTTTAATCCAGTTTCGTTGGTCATAAGAATAGACTCGTCTTTTCCTACTTGAGCAGGTGTTTGTTTTTGATCAGTAGAGGCGCCAGCAATAGTGGTTCCATTAGGAGTAACCTGAACCGCAGGAATATATGCAGCCGAAGCTTTTACTTCTACTGGTTTATTCATTAACTCTCCCATGCCTCCACGAAGCTTTTCAGCTACTTTACCCATGCCTGGAATCCAATCTACTATCCATGCAAGTCCTCTACGGAATGGAGAGGTCAATGCATCAAACATCATTGTTCCAACTGATACAATACCTTCAAGAATTAATAGTCCAATTTTAGACGGCGATTTTCCTCCCCATAGTCCCATGATCCAATTAAATGCGTCCACAAAGGGTTGAATTATTACATTGTACAATGCTCTAAATGGAATTGCAAATCCTTCATATATACGTTTTCCCCAAGACATATTTTCCCAGTTTTTAAAATACTCTGAAAATCCTTTCCATAACTCAATTGCAAGTTGAACTCCCATAATTATCCATCCAAGAATAGGAACCCACTTTCCAAAAAATCCACCAATCCTAAGAGCCCATCCTCCTATTTTTGCAAGAGTTAGAATAAGTCTTTCCATCGGCGTTAAAATTTTTGTTCCAAATTCTGAAGCCAAAAAAAGTACAGCAGAAAATTTTTCAGTTAATCCAACAAGATTAAACAGTTTAGTAGATATCCATACAAAAAGATTTCCCATGGCTACTAAAATCGGAAGAACTGGCAATAATCCAACAACAAGTTCAAGAAACTTATCAACAATAAAAAGAATAGGCGGAGCTAATCTAGCTATAATCTGATTCCATTTTTGAGAAATTGCTGTTATTCTTTCTTGATTGGATCTTTGTTCAATCATGTATTTTAAATTCTCCGCACTGGATTTTGCTATAGACTCATTTGCTCGTCTAAGAGCCTCATATTTTTCAACTTTTCCTGCCAATAATGGATCTCTTCTGGCCGCTTCCCATTGACGTTCAGCAACAACCATACGCAAAAGTTCATCTACACTCTTTCCAGTAGCCTTAGCAAAAGCTTCTTGCTGGAATACATCAAGATTCTCAAAACTAATAGATTTAGTTATACGTAAAATTTCTTTGGTAGATCCTTCCAAATCTCTTCTATATGCCAACTCACGGGCTTTTTGTAAATTGATAGCACGACCAAGTAATACTGAAGCTTCCATTTCGTCAGCAACATTAGTAGAAAATTGTAATATTTGATGACTAGAATTTGCTGCATCCTCAAGCGAACTTCCCATCTTTCTAAGTTCAATTGCTGATCTCATTACAATAGCCGGAATACGAGACATCATAGACAAAGTTGTCGCACTTCTTGTTGCAACATCTTTCATTATCTGTGGGAATTTAGTTCCGGCTGCTTGTGACAAATCTGCGGTCATATATGCCATGTTTTCTTGAGATTCCATTGTACTCTTAGAAATCGCTGCCATGTTACGGAAAAATCCTGCACTATCTTCTTCAGCAACTCCAAGCTGAGATTGTAATATTGCCGTAGTTTTTACCAAATCTCTAGTAATTATATGAATAGACCCCATTTGATCAGATAAAGCCATTGCCGATTTGAATACTCCTTCAAATGTGACTCCGACATGCATAAACTCAATCGCAATTTCTTGCGCCAACCTTTTTATGTCTTGAGAAACTAGTCTAGTCATTCCCATAGCTTTACGAAATTCCCATGCTGCTTTATCTATGTCTTTGAATAAATGATATGCCTTAGAAATGACATATAGAATGGGCATCCATCCTCTCAATAAAATTTTGTTGAGGAAATCCAACTCAACTTCATAATCTTTTATTCTCTGTTGTATACCTTTAAGAATACTATCATATTCTTTTCTTTGAGTTTCATTCTGAGCCAATGATAATTTTTTAGCGGCTACTATTTCTGCTTCTTTATCTAATTTAAGAAGTTTATTTATTTCTCGCTTATCTTTCAAAGCTCTAAATAAATTAATATTAATACTTTTTGTAACATCAAACACTTGATGGAGATTATTAGCTTGAAGTTTAATAACCTCATTAATCTGTTTGGAAATGTCTAAAAACCCAAGTAAAGATCTTTCCTCATCTCGTGCTATTCTAGGATCCCCATATCGAGCCGCCGAGGGTGATATAGGTGGTGTATTTGGTGTATTATTTGGTGTATCGGCCATAATCTATGTTTATAAGTATAAATATGACCTCAAGTAGATTTCTACTTGACAGATTATAAAAAAGGTGGTATAGTATTAGCATGAATGAAAAACCAGTGAAAATTGACCTGATTGGATCGGTTGAAGAGACCGTCGAAGAGGGAGTAGCCTTTATTGGATTTTCCCTTATTGTACTCTTGATAGTTGGATGCTTAATTGCTCCATGTTTCACAATGTTTTTTGAAAGTGGACTGGAGAAAAAATACGACTGTTCCAACCATCCAGAAAACTACCCAATAGTTCATAAAGAATTGTCTAAAATTCGATTTAATTTAACCATATTTGCTATTATCTCGTGGTTAATATTGGGGTATATAACCATCAACTTCTGTTGATTGCTGGACCTCTTGCAATCTTTTTTTGTGAAGTTGCCTCGTTCTTTCCAGAAGCAGCATCGTATTGTTGCTTCTCTTTTTCCTTAAGATTCATAAGCTTCTTTATATAGAAGCTTCTATATTGAACTGGCATTGAATATATTGCATCGTACTCGATTTTTCCAAAATGACAAAGTTCAAATATTAATTCGTGAAGTTGAATTTTGTAATTATCTGTTAGGCCAAAAAAAGGATATCCCCATCGGGACATCTTCCTTTCTCTCCAAATTACAATTAGAACAATAGAAATCAAACGATGTATCAATATCAGGCATATTTTCTCTTATAAACTTACGGAAAGCAAGACTATCTTTGGAAATCAACTCTTCATTTACAAACTTACGGATACGTACTCTTTCAGAAGATCCATCAATAGCGGTGATTATATGACTTAAACGAGTCGTAATTTCTTTAGTAAAATCTTTGGATATTTTTGCAAATCCAGTGAGTTCTTGTTCAATAGTATTTTCATCTTTCTTATTCAGAATTTTATATGTCAAAGTAATTCCAGAAAAGGGAAGTTTAAACGTGAAGGAATTTTCTCCTTTAGGATAGTTTTCAAAATCAAATGGGCGATTATCCAGTTTTCCCAAATCAATCGTAATAGAACTTTCTTTATTACATCGTCCACATGATAATGTAGCTTCGTATTGATCTCCATATGCCAATCTTCGAATAGCAAAAAATGCGGCGTTTCTGTCACAGATAAACATTTCATCAAGATTTATTGTTTTATTAATAACTACCGATTCAAGCAATTTATCCAGAACTATATTCTTTTGAATGAGATTTCGTGAAGTAAGAATATCTTCTTCTTTAGCAGTCATCATCTTTAATTCAAGAGTCCCATTTGAAAGGGGATAATCCAGTGGATAAAACCAACCTTTTGATGGTAAATTGATAACCTCGGTGGGAAATTTAGTTTCTGTTCTTGGTGAAACAGGAGACGCAGCACTTGGACGTGTAATAGGAATAATCTGATCATCTGCCATAACTTTAAAAAAATTTGAATTGTTACATTTCTACAATATACATAGAATGACAACTTAATTTTTTATTTATTATATTTTATTAGCTGTTTGAAGTTCTTTTTTTGATGCATTAATCTTATCCATATCATCTCGTCTGGTATATCTGTCATAAGATTTTACTTTCGATTTATGGAATTCTGCTTCTTTCTTATCCGTCTCAAATTGTGCTTTATTCTGCGTTATATCTTTTGCCGCTTTTAATCTAGCATCTCTTGCTGCTTTAGCCTTTTCTGCCGTCGTCATTGCTTCAACTGGAGGAGAATTTGGATCTTGGTTTGGATCTGGTTTACTACTATTACTGGAGGATAACGTAGAAGATGACATGGAAGAAAACTCTTTCAATACGGAACGAGTAATGTGACGGATAAGTTCTTGAAGTTGTTTCTTTTTCATTTTATTTTCCTCTATCTAATACTTCGTTTACCATCTTTTTAATCATTTTTTTAAGTCTTTCATCGACTTGATCATTTGTATCTGGATCTTCTGCTGGCATTTCCGGTCTTACTTTTCCTTGAGATGCCATTCTCTGAGAAAATTCATCTGGTTCAGAACTCATAGGATCAAAATTTGATGGTGCAACCTGAGATGTAGGAGATCCATATATTTGATCCAATGGAACAGAAGAAATGTCTGCCCCCTGTAAACTAGAATCGGCCATAACAAAATACATGTCTGATTCTGGATCTTTTGTTAAATAAAGATATATAGAAGAGTTTGGCTTAATAATAGAACCTCTTATAGCATTTATAGTACTAAAAGAAATTTGAACATTACGGCCTACGACTCTTGATGCTTCATCATATACAATTTTGTTAATCTTTCCGTCATTATCTATGCTCTTAATAGGAAGTTTTTTAAGCCTTGATTTATCCATAGGATTAACAAACACTACACCCTTTAAGTTAGGCTGAGATGGAGTTTCTGGTTTAGATGGTGGCTCTGGGGTAGTATCCTTTTCCTTTGGAATTTCTGGTTGTTCAGCCGTTCCTTGTCCCGACGCTGGAGGAGCTGGAGCACCCTTTGTATCATCATCAGCCTCTTGAACACTCATCGATGGGCTTCGGGATCCGAGTTTGGTTGCATCCTGTTGAATTTTAGCAGTAATTGGTTGAAACAACCTTCCTGCCGGAAGATTAATAGCACTGGTTACACTACCATAAGGAACTTGTGAATTTTTTGCAATCTGACGACTTGGAGAAGCCAATAAGGATAATACTCCTTCTTTATTTGCAACATAAAGATAATATGTATGATTTATCTGGCTTCTCAATATATTCTTAATTATATGCAAAGTAGAAATATCTACTTCTATTCTTTCCCCATATATTGGCCTCATAATATACCTTATTCTTTGCAACAATTGAGCATCTGGTATCTCTATATTTGGATTTGATGGATGTACTAAATTTACTTTTTGTAGTTTGGATTTGTCTCGTGGATTAATTAAATACAATCCTCTGGATCCCGGAGCATCAGCCACTTTCTCATCTTCGGCTGGACTTAATATATCATCCTCTTGATCTGATGGTATTTTAGGTTCTCCCTCTATATCTTCAGGATTGTCTTTTAATGGATCTTTATCGTGTAAAGGTGTTTGTTCCAGTACCTCACGCACACAATGTCTAACAAGATATTCTAAAAGTTTTTTCTTCATATGTGATTTTCTATTATCTCTCCCCCAAAATCTTCTTATATTGTTCAGGAGTTAGTATGGAAGTTCCTGTATTATCTATTAAACTTATTCCTTTATCGGTCCTTACTATAATCGGCCCAATATTAAAAACTTTGTGGAATAACTCTGCACATTTAACAGATCGGTCCATATTCTGACCTATTCGTGGTGTAATAACTATGCTATCATTGCCTTGTATTGTTTTCATGTATATTCTCTATATTCCTAAAAGCTTATACTCTATAAATATAAATACTTCATTCCAAAATGATAACAAAAAACCCCTCCGAAGAGGGGTTGAAATGATGAACACAATACATCAGTACTGGAGTATGGCATAATCATATGAAAGTGTAAGAGTAATTAGCAATGGTTCTCCTGTATCTGTCCAGTTGGGGGATCCACCATCAAAGGCTGTAGGGAAAGCTCCTTTTAGAGTCCATTCTTCGACTTTATCTCCTACCGGGCCTAGAACATTAATTGTAATTTCTTTTTTATAAAAATCTTGATATCCATCACGACCGGTTACAGATTCATGAGACAAACGAAACCATTCCATTACAGTTTGTGCTCCTGATGGTACAATTGGATCATACAATTCAAGAGTAATTTGTTCCCATATAGTTTTACCTTTATAGAACCATTGCAAATTGATATAATCAATTGTCTTACGTTCTTGGGTCCATTTTGGTCTGTCCGTTTTACGAATAAGGTATGATGGAATTCCATCAATATACATTATAAAACGATTGAGCGTTTTGGGTTCCCAAATCGTAAAAAACATTTCCTGGTTAGTTAGTAAATCTGCCATAAATTAAATCCTTATTGTACACTACTCTCTGGATATAAATATCTATTACTTTAAGAATATGTCATAAATTATGAAGTATAACTAATTCTCCTGATTTTCTGATTTCCACACTTCCAAAGTTTTTCCGGTGAGACTTTCCAGCAAATTTTCTGTTCTTCCCAATGTCTCATCTTTTATAAAATCACATCTATTATCAAGTGCCCAATCTTTTAATGCTTGTATTTGTTTAGGAGATAAAGGTTTAATCTTATCATAATTATATATTAAAGTAGAAGTATTGTCATGTTTATTGTTGATTTTTGAGACTCTGATGAACTTGAGTCTATACATCATCAAATATACTTTCTCATTTGGTTCGAGTTTTATTGACTGTTCTTGCTGATATCTTCTTGCCCACGCCATATGTCCCATAAAAGGAACTTTTTCAAATTTTAATTCGGGGGTCATCCACCAGAATTCATCAATTTTATCTTCTTCTTTTGGATTATCCTTTTTTTTTATATCTTCTTCAGCTGGCATTTTAGGAGTTTTTCTTCCGCCGAATTTTATTCTCCATCTTTCACCCGGAATATGCAATGGATCTTTTTCAGGATTATGTCCTAGACCAAATCCTTCTTTTACTTGGGTAGATTCCATCAACGGCTTACCTTCTCCAATTTCAAATACCTTAGTAATAGATTTATGAGTTTCTTGTAAAATTTCATTCAAGTGTGTTATTTGTTTTGATAATATAGTGCTTTTTCCAGGATAATCTTCAGATTTTATTGTTCTTTTAACCACATCTAATTGACCTTTTATTTGAAAAAGATGATTGGCAATTTCTTTTGCCATAATAATAAGGCTTCTCTCTCTCTCTGGATTCTCGTCCAAAAATTTTTTAGCCCACAATGCAACTAGTTCCATCAAGCTTATTGAAACCTTCGTCAAAGCCGCATCAAATTCTTTTTCTCTTCCAACCTTATTATTTATATTTAATTCTAAAATTGTTTTTGTTATATTTATTAAATGATCAACTCCGTTTCTACATTCACGTTTGGCTTCAATTAAATTATTTGATGCGTGTGGAGGAGATTCTCCGACAGGTTCTTCTTTATATCCAAAAAGATTTTTAAAAACATCTACTAGAGCATCAAATGGATCTTCTGGCTTCTCTGGGAGTGAAATTTCCGTCAGTGGTTCTCCTCTAAAAAGTTTAAATATATTTTCAATCGATCTTTTAGTCAATGCAATAATCTCATTTAAATGTTCCGTCTCTCTTGAAGCATTAATAAAATTACCATGTGTATTTAAACTATCACAAATAGTTTTGATCTGATTATCCAGATGGGTTACATGTCCCATAATGTTTTCAACGGCTTCTTTGAGTTCATTTCTTTTATCGGGATATGCATTTAAAAATTTATTTCCAATCGATTCAATAGCCATTCTTATCCCGCCAGAACCACTATCTATAGTGTTAGAAATTTGTTCGCTCGTTTCTTTGTCACCTATAAACGTGGTTTTTAAAAACAGCTTTATTAACTCTACAATATGAAAGAACTGTTTATTACATAAATTCTGAGCTTCATCTATATCTTTAGATGAGATATAATTATTTTTTAAGTCTACACTTCCTGCCTTGTGATCTTCCCTAATGGGTTTGTTAATATATGCCAGTCTTCTTTTTATTTCATCATCATAAAGCTTGGTATCATTAAATGCTTTCAATTCTCCTGCCTCATCATTGTGTCTTCTGGCAATTTCCCATTTACTTGCGGCATCTGATTTTTTAGACTTCAGATCATCAAGGGTCATCATATTTATGTCATTTCCCACATAAGATGAAGTATTATTTGGATTTATATCTTTATAAGTTACCTTCTCTTCATTAATCGGTTTATTGATATATTTCAATCTCCTTTTAATCTCATCATCATACATCTTAAAATCTTCAAGGGCCGTTTTACACTTTACTTCATCATTATGTTTTCTTGCGTAATCCCAGAAACGAGCTGCCTTTTTCTTCATTGACATAAGATTACTAAGATTCATTTTGGTCAAATCTACATCGCCTTTATATATTGCTCCTGGAATACGAGGATATCTTGCGTTTATATCTCGATGAGTTACTTTCCCCTCAAACAATCTCTTTAATACTTTAACTGCTTTGGATAATTTATATCTCCCAGCTGGAAGAGTAAGAAATTCCGCCGAAGTAGGTAATTTATATCCATACTTTATCATATCTTCAGGATTACTTGAAAAATGATTATCTCCTTTTGAAACATCGTCTATTTGAACAAAATTGGCTTCTGGTAATGAAGCATCTTTCTGTACCGTAACAATAAGATTTCCATCATTTATATGTGGAAATCGACTAGTTACTTGTTTGTCTTTTATATCTTGATCTTTCTGAGTCATTTCAGAGACCGCCGATTCATCAAAATTATACATTGCCTTATGTCTTGGATTAATTATTCCCCGCATTTCTAACCATTCATTGACTTCATCAACACTTTCTTGTTCCGGTTTTAAGTTCCACCATACCAGATTTTTATCTCTTTCATATCTCCAATTAGTACTATTTTGACCAGAAAATAAACCCTTAAAATCTCCATGTACACGTTTTAATACAGTTCCTTTTTTAACTGGTTCTCCCCTCACTTCTCCGCTTAAAATGCCACCTATATAATCACAATCTCCGGTTCTATTTTTCTTTCCAACTTCGGCAACTGTCATTTCTTTATCGTATATTGCTACAATAGAATCCTTCAATCTTTTTATAAGTCCTCTGGAACGAAGTATCTTAAATATAATATTTTCTATACTTAACTCTCCAACGGTATCTAATCCATATTGACGGAAGGCATCAATGTACTTTTTTGCTTTCTTCATTTCTTCTCGGTTTCCGCTATTAATAGATGTATCAATATAAGTTTTTAATCCACTATATTTGGATTGAATACTAACTTTATCCACTTGAATATCATTCTTTACAACCGGATTTCTTATCCATTGATCCTTAACCAGAGAATAAATTCCAGTAACGTGTGGTTTTACTTCATTAGAATTCTGAATATTCATTTCAGCTTTATGCCCCTTTATTATTACGTTGTGTTGGTCATTCCACAAAGCACTTTCAGATTTCATTGCTTCTTCGGCCGTATCAAGAGGAATTTGAAGTTGATTAAAATCAACAATTATATGTACATCAACATCACTTTGAGGAGACCAATTATAATTTGCTATTGATCCCATCAAATAAATGTCAATAATAGGAGCTTTAAAATTGGTATGTTCATAGAAATCATATGCCATTCTAAGAAGATTTACTCGTGATCTTGGATCTAAGTGAGAATATTCATCCCATAATTCCGGACAAAGAGTTCTATTATAAATTCTAAATTGAGACATATCTCTTTTTCAGTCAAGATTTACCGCACTCATTGTTCCTCCGGGTTCTTGCTTGGAATATTTCTTTTCACCACCAATCGGAAGTTTCCCATCTATGTCATCTCCAGATTTATTGTTTAAACCGCTTCTTTTATTTTTATCAATAAGATAGGCTTTAACCACGGCCCGATTAATTTGATCGTCTGTAGGAAGAGATTTGGATTCCTTCAACTGATTTAGAACTTTGGATCCAAGAGCATCAGTAATATTCTTGCTATGATTTTTATACCAATGTTTTTGGGATATCTCAATAAGATTTTTTGAAATAGGAGATTTTTGTTTATTTTCTTTTTTAATAATTTTTTCTCTTAAATTAGATTTTGTTAAAAGAGGATAAAATCTTACGGGTACATTAAGATCAAATTTTTCAAAAGGATATCCAAGTTTTATCAATGTTGTATACCAATAATCGCCGCCAGAATTGTAGAAAGTTTTTTCAAATTCGACAGGAGTAAACGTATGTTTAATATGTTTAGGCGGCTCAATACTAAGAGGTATTTCCATTGTAATATTTCCTGTTATCGTGTCATAATCAGTATATCCAACACCGCCAGCCCCCCGTTTTATACTTATTATACGGGGTTCGGAAGATGATTCGGGGTCTTCTAATTTAGAAGGTTTTTCAGAAGGTTTTTCCGGTTTTGCTGTATCTGTAGGTTCTGGTGAATGAGCTTGGCGAAGTACATTATTTCTCACGTTTTCAGGATCATCCAAAATTTTTTGAATTAGATATGAGTCTAAATCAGTGTTTTTATCATAATCGCCGTAAGTATTTTTAGCATTCTCCTTATATGCCGGCATATATTTTGCTACAATTTCGATTTCTTTTGGATTTAAGTCGGCGAGTTTATGCCTCCACACTTCATTTATTCCCAATGCTTTTCTTGCCGCCTTTTTCTGATCACGAGCTTCTTCAATTCCTGGTCTTAACCATTCAACAAAAGTATCCAGTGGTTCTTCTTTTCGATCAATCAATCCCCCACATCCAGAATGTCTCCAGGTTGTTCCCCCATCTTCAGTGTATTCATGTCTTTCATAAATTTCTTCTTTACAATGTGGGCAAATATCATAATATTCTGGTCGTGTTCCTTGTTCTACCATTTTCATGGGAGCACTTTGGAAAATTTTATCCACCGTTTCCGTAATTAGTTTTTGAAGGTCTTTATCCATATATGATTATAAATACTAGTGATAATATCGTTTTGCTAGTTCTGAAAGGTTTAATGGTCTCGCAATATCTTCTAAATCCTCAATAGTTTTTCTATAATCACTATGATAATGGTGAATTCCATATCCACCGGCTTTTGTCCACCTATTAATTGTAATCCAAACATCATCAACTAAAATGCTATCCTTACTGGCATAATCAATTTTCAAATGTTTGCCAAAAACTATAAAAACGCCAGAAGAATTCATTTCTGGGATATTTTTTCTTACCCATATACGTTTTCCCTCTTCGATCGCCTTATTACCACCTTCACCAGCAGAAGATAGAATATTAACCCTTTCAAATAGATTATTTGAGGCATCCCATAGTTCCTTGCCACCTTCGATCCAGTCAAGATTTGCCCAAAAATCTGGAGAAGAGAGAATTGCGTCAAGATATTGCTTCTCGGCAGCTTCTTTTCCATGTTTGGCAGCTATATCCTTCCAATTTCTTCCTTTTACGAGTTTGACAATGCCGCCGTCATAATCCACTAAAACCCCATCCAAATCTAAAAAAATTCTATAATCTACGTTTTTCATTATATAAAAACTTGACATGATCAAAAATCCTGATATAATGATCAGTACAAGTACATAATATAAATAATAAAGAAAATAAGAAGAAGAGAGAAATAAAGAAGATCCTGGTACTATAAATAACTACTATAGTACAAATTAAAGGAAATTTGATTTCTGGAATGGATCAATAAACTCTTCTTTTATGTTTGAACTAACTCCGAATTTGACAAAAGGGTACCCTGCGTGCAACATTGCGGTCACTAATCTCTTTGAATGCATGGACTTTTTGAGTTGAGTTAGAGTAATTTTAATTGATTTACCGTCTGGTTTTGTCCAAATAACCGTTCCAGTTTCTGGATCAAATGCGGCTTCCCCAACCCCATATTTAAATTCTTTTTCTTCAGGACTAAGTTCTTTAGGATTTTTGGGTGCTGGTGGTTGTATTTCTTGTCTGTTCTTTGGTTCTGTTTTAGTGTTATCAGTACTATTATCAGTACTGCTTACAGTAGGGGAGCTCGACGGAAGTGGTTGAACTTGTGGATTCAATACTGCATATATTTTTTTACTGGTTTGGTCTGCAAGTTTTTCAGCAGAAATAGGAACTCCTAAACTTTCTAATTCTTTTAAAGTTTCTTTAACCTTCTTTTTAATTAGGTCTTTGTCTAAACTAAGCTTAGGATCTTTCATTAATATTTCTATAGCCCCAGATTCTTCAGGACTCATATCCGCCGAAGGCTTTGGATAAGTTTTATCTGAAGCAACATTGATAATGTTCTTTTGATCTGGAAAGAGATCAAAATATCCAGCATCAATTAAAGCTTCCTTTTGGTCTGGTAATAAGTTGTTGAATTGCCAAGCAACTTTGCTTTTGTCGGGAGCTATTATATAAATTTTTCCATTTTCTTCCCACCCTACAAAGTTTTCTTTTGCCTTTTCTAATGCTTCTTTACTTTTAAATTTCTTACTTTTGAATTCCATCACCCCTTTTCTTCTAATTACGGCATACAACGCAGGTTTAAGGCGTTTTACTTCTTTTGTAATCAATGCTAAAAACTTTTGGGTTCCTTTACTAAATAACTGTTTCAATCTTCTATCACACTGTTCAAGAAACAATGATGAATTTACCTGATAACTTGGACTTCTTGGATTTACTTGATCGTCATAGAATTTCAAAAGATTAAATGTTTTCCAATCATCACTTTCAAGATCTCTCATTTGAATTATAATATTATTCTCACGTTTCTTCCACTCCCAAAAAACACGAATTACTTTTTGTCCAGATGGAAGATTTACAATCCTTCCACCACTAACACCAACGTCTGTACCAGTACCAGTACCAGTTACTTCAATAGTCCACTCACCTGGATGTTTATTATAAAGACTGGCAAAATCATATACAAAATTTCCCGTTTGATCATATTCTTCTTTATCTTTGTCCTTATCTTTGTCCTTATCTTTGTCTTTACCTTTGTCTTTATCTTTGTCTTTATCTTTGTCTTTAGGATCATCTGCTTCAGACATTGGGGGCTTGGGGGTTTTCAATACATATTTATAATTACCATTCGCATCTCTTTTATAATAACCCCCGCTATCTTTAGGATTTGCTACGTTTGTATGTGGGTCATATAATTCTGGGTGTTCTGCTGGATCAAGATAGTTCCACGCATCTTCGGTCGTATGCGGTTCGTCCATGGCCGTTGGAAGATAAAACTCTCCATTAGGAAGTGGCTTAGAAAAGTAATGTTCTGAATGAGCCGTATCACTTTGAACTCGATCATTTATTATTCTTAACACATTATATACAAGCATTACTAAATCATCTGCCCCAAGAGATTTGGATTTACCCATTGTTGTTGCTGTAGATTGTACAGGTTGTGTACTTGCTGCCGGTGGATCTACTGGTGGTTGTTGTGATGGGTCTGGTTGTTCAGGAACTTCTGGTTCAATAGATTTTTTAATAACTTCAAGATCATCAATAATCTTCTTTACAATCCCATATTGATTAATCTTTATAACAGCATCTGGGACGGAAGATTTTACAATGTTTGTCATTTTAGAAGTATCATTTATAAACTTATCATACAACTTGGCAATATCGTTCTTATAAGCATCAAAAACATAAATACTATTTCCTGATAAAGTGGCAGATTTCACTTCTTCACTTCTCAACGAAATCAAGTGATTCTTAAAAGGAGTGTCCGTTCTATGAGAAGGTATTGATAGAACCGTAGCACCTATATTGGTTGTATAATAAAATAACTCATTAAATACAGATAGAATATCACGTTGTACATTTGGAATAGCTCTGGTGTTAAGTGATGGTAAAGAATTGTATCGAAAGTCGGCAACAATATAGAATAGTTTTACCAGAAACACATTCCACAACTTGCTTATTTTAACATTTTGAGGATAATCAAAAACTCCTTCTTCTATGCCATAAGGAGAATTTGTCCATATTTCTTCTCGTATCCGCTT